CCAGACACAGCCCCCGGAAGCCTTGCGGCGCAAGGCTTCCGGGGTTTTTTCTTTTGCCCGTTTTTGTGGCCGGTCTACCAGAGGTCTACCAAGGTGATTTTTAGGACGGAAAAGCGGCAGTTTTTTCGGATTTTCTCCTGTTTTTCGCACGTTTTCAGAGGTGCAAGGGGCGTTATGCTCCCCTTGCAAAGGAGACATGGATTGAAGGTGATTTGACGTATGAACCGTATGGCAGAATTGTATTATCCCCTTGCAGTTGGGAAACCTGCGCTTATACTGCCCGTTATACTGCCAAGAAATCCAATACCTTCTTCCCTCAGTTTTTCGAGTCGTTTGGACTCGAGGCTCCGTTTACCCTCATGTCTCGTAAGCCTGGTATAGCTGGCCAATACTACCAGGATCACCCGGAGGTTTACGATTATCGCTATATCAATATCCCAGGCCAGGAAGGAGGCATTAAGTTTACAGTCCCTCGATACTTTGATCGGCTCCTCGAAAAAGAGGATCCCGAGGCGTTGGCGCGCATGAAGGAGATCCGTCAGAAGATTGTAACCGAGCTGGACAAGGAGAAGGACACAAAGACAACGTATGGTACAAAAAATCGTTTGGAAGTAGAAGCTCGTCAGAAAGAAGCTGTTGCTAAGATGTTAAGGAGATCTGCTATATGAGTAAATTTGAAGTTCTTTATGATTCGCTTTGTTCTCTTCGTGATGAGTATTTTGCTAAGTCCAGTGCCGAATCAGATGATTCTTTTTCTGAATTTTATCTTGGTCGTGCTGGTGCTTATGCTATTGCTTGTCTTGCTTTAAAGGAGGCAATTGATTATGAGAAAACGAGCCGGTAAAGGTGATAAGGCTAAGTTCCGTCGTACTGCCGTGAAGGCCAAGAAGATTAACATTGACCCGTATATTCCTAGAGGAGGTATTTCGCTGTGAAAGAGCCTTCTTCTTGTCGTTCTATGCGTGCTCTTTTGCGCCGTCTTGGTTTTCAGTCCCCGTCCATTAAACAGTCTAAGGATGTTCCCGGTATGTTTGTTGTTACTGCTTATGACCCGATAGACTGTTATAATTTTTGTCGCTCTTATACTCTTGAGGATATTCGGAGCATTACTCATGCCAGTGATATTTTTTGGAGGTATATTAAATGAATGTTTTTGTCTACTCTATGCGTGATATTAAGTCTGACTTTATGGTTCCTACCTATAGCAGTAACGATGCTGTTGCTATGCGCAATTTTGAGTCAGCTATTGAGCAGTCGCATGATGTGTTATTTACGCATCGCTCTGATTTTCAGCTTTTCCGCATTGGTTCTTTCGATACTGATACAGGTATTTTGACCCCCGAGAAACTTCCTATTCTCATTAAGGACGGAAAAGATGTTGTTGGTTGATGTACTATGTTGAGATTATGCAGGATGGCCGCAATCGTGCTTCCTTCCCTTGTAAAACCCTCCCGGAAGCTAAACGTACCGCCGTTGCTGTTCAGGAGCTGGTTGTTACCTCTGATGAGTATATTCGAGTTGTAAAGGAGATTGATTTTTGATGATGTTCCGTACCGTTTCTCAGGCCATCGAGGATCACCCCAGGGTTAATATTAACCCTGGGGACCCTGATAAGGTTCTCTACTCCCCTTCCTTTGATTCCTCCGGTCACATGGAGCTCAAAGAGGTTGGTAAGGAGTCTCTTTATCAGTTTATCCAGTCTCACAAGGAGAGTACCGACATCCATGTTATCCTTGCCCGCTTCGCCGCTGGTGATACGACTGCTCTTGCAAAGCGTCAGATGTTCTATGCGGATCTGACCGAGTTTCCTACCACCTATGCTGATGTGGTTAATACCATGCATGGTGCTGAGGACTATTTCACTCATCTCCCTGTTGAGGTCCGTGCCAAGTTCGGTCATGATTTCAATAAGTTCCTCGCCTCTCTGGATAATCCTCAGACCCTTGTAGATCTTGGGATTGTCAGTTCTCAGAGTCCAATATCCTCTGATCAACTTCCCTCCGAGCCCCTGACGCCGGATCAGGAGCCCCCGGACGTACAAACCCCTAGCCCTGCTGAAAGTGAGGCCAAATAAATGAGTAGAAACGCTAATTCTCGTTTTGCTACCAATCCCGTTCGTTTGGATATGTCCCGTTCCAGGTTTCCTCGCAATTTTTCTCATAAGACCACTTTTAATGCTGGTCAGGTGATCCCCTTTTACGTTGATGAGGTCCTCCCCGGCGATACGTTCCAGGTTCGCACGTCTAAGGTTGTCCGTATGCAGACCCTCTTAACCCCTGTCATGGATAACGTCTATCTTGATACGTATTATTTCTTTGTTCCCAACCGTCTGGTATGGGAACACTGGAAACAGTTTATGGGTGAGAACATTGAATCCGCTTGGATCCCCCAGGTTGAGTATGAGGTCCCCCAGCTGACTGCCCCCGCCAATGGCTGGGAAGTCGGAACCCTGGCAGATTATATGGGCATCCCTACTGGTGTGAAAGGTCTTTCTGTCTCCGCTCTCCCGTTTCGTGCCTATGCCCTTATTATGAACGAGTGGTTCCGCAGTGAAAATCTTACCGATCCTCTTAATATCCCCGTGGATGATGCTACCGTCCAAGGCGTGAATACAAATAACTATGTTTCTGACGTTGCCAAAGGCGGCAAACCCTTTGTTGCCAATAAGTTCCGCGATTATTTCACGAGCTGTCTCCCAGCTCCTCAGAAAGGCCCGGACGTGACGATCCAGACCGCCCAGCTCGGTAATGCTCCGGTTGTACCGATGGATAAAGCAGTCCCTAAGGATCTGTTTAATTATCCGTACAATGTCTATATCCCTAGTGGTAATAAAGATTTTGAGGCTGGCTATCATGCTGGCTCTGCTCACCAGAACGCCTTCGGCGGTGTTTGGTCTCTTTCTGGTGGTGATCCTAATAAATTGAATCCTGATATTGGTAATGGTGTCGTGGCTTACCCCGCTAACCTTTGGGCGCAGTTTGATAATACTGTCTCTGTTGCTACCATCAATCAGCTTCGTACTGCTTTCCAGATTCAGAAGTTTTATGAAAGGAGTGCTCGTGGTGGTTCCCGCTACATTGAGACCCTCAAGGCCCATTTTGGAGTTACTTCCCCGGATGCTCGCCTTCAACGCCCTGAGTATCTTGGCGGTAACCGTATTCCTGTATCTATTAACCAGGTTATTCAGAATTCCGGGACCGTTTCCGGTTCTACGCCTCTCGGTGATACTGGTGCTATGTCTCTCACTACCGACGTTCATTCCGATTTTACTAAGAGTTTTGTTGAGCATGGCTTTGTGATCGGTGTTATGGTTGCCCGTTATGACCACACCTATCAGCAGGGTATTGAGCGTTTTTGGAGTCGGAAGTCCATGTTTGACTATTACTGGCCCGAGTTTGCCAACATTGGTGAGCAAGCTGTGTTGAACAAGGAAATCTATGCTCAGGGTAACGCCCAGGATGACGAAGTCTTTGGTTATCAGGAAGCGTGGGCTGATTACCGTTACAAGCCTTCCCGTGTCTCCGGTGAGATGCGTTCTAGTTATGCCCAGTCCCTGGATGTTTGGCATTTGGCTGATGATTACTCCAAGATGCCTGCTTTGTCTGACTCCTGGATCCATGAGGATCCCGCCACTATTAACCGTGTCCTTGCTGTCTCTGACAACCTGGCTAACCAATTTTTCTGCGATATTTACGTGCAGAACTATTCTACTCGTAATATGCCGCTGTATTCCATCCCCGGTCTGATTGACCACCATTAAAACTGCCATAAAGCCCCCTGGAAGCTTCCAGGGGGCGTTTTAAGAAAGGATGAGTGCATATGCCTAGCTCCGCTCAAAAAGTCTCTCAGGACATTGGAGGTCGTTCTAACCCTAATTGGAGTTCCGGCGGATCTTCTTCGGCTGGATCCTCCGTGGCAGATACGTTTGATAAGTATGCCGCCATGATTAAGGCCAATGCCGCCGAAAATAATGCTTGGTCTGCCCAGCAGGCTCAGATTAACCGTGATTGGCAAGAGCGTATGTCCAGTACTGCCCATCAGCGTGAGGTTGCTGATTTGAAGAAAGCTGGCCTCAATCCTGTTCTTTCTGTAAACGGCGGCCAAGGTGCCGCTACTACTTCTGGTGCTACAGCTTCCACGGATACCTCCGCTAATTCTGCCATTGCCGGGATCCTTGGTTCCATTCTCCAGTCTCAGGTCAGTTTGGAGAATCAGCGTCTTTCTGCTCAGACTAATCTTGCGGTCGCTGAGAAGTACAACGCCATGTCTAAATATACTGCCGAGCTGAATAGCCAGACTCAGCTCAGCACCGCCAATATCTCTGCCGCTACTAGTCGTTGGATTGCCCAGCTCCAGGCTACTACCTCGATCAGCAACACGCAAGCCCAGGTTGCCGCTAGCAAAATTAATGCCCAGGTTGCCGCCGCCGCTCAGCGGTATGGTTACGAGCTGAACTCCTGGACGTCTCAGCAGGTTGCGAAGATTAACGGCGATGTTAATAAGGAGCTCAAACAGATGGGTATTGATGCCGATTGGAATGTGCTCCAGGATACACAACGTCATGATCTTCAAACTAATCCAGAGAAGTGGCTGTCTTCTCAAGGAATTAAACTTCTTGAAAAGTATCTGCCGAAGGATTTTGTTGGAAATCCTACCCTTGATAGCTCTCGAGGCGGTGGCTTTAACTCCGCCCGTGGTGCTTCTTCTGGCCGTTAAAATGAGCGCTGGGGCCCTATTTCCTTGATGTATAGGGCCCCAGTGACACCATGTCGGAAACGTGGTATAATGGCCTTAAGAAAGGAGGTACTTTTATGAAACTCTGGAAATTGCTCGTTCTTGTTTTCTTTGCTTGGTTTCTCTTTGGTAATGGCTGGGCTATGATACTCGGCCTTATTGCTGTTCTGCTTGGAGGTGCATGAATGTCCTGTTATTACCCTCTTATTGGAATCCCTAACGGCGTGAACCCTAACGGAAAGATCCACTATGCCATCCGTCCTTTTAAGAACTCTGTGTGGGAAGATCTCCAGGTTCGGCCCCCGCTTCAAGGTCCTGCTGTCAAGATCCCGTGTGGAAAGTGTATAGGCTGTCGCCTGGATTACTCCCGTCAGTGGGCTAATCGCTGTATGCTTGAGGCTCAGTATTATCCCCCGGATCAAGTTTGGTTTGCTACGATTACTTACAATGACAAGTATGTTCCTCGTGTGATCTCTATGGATCCTGAGACCGGTAAGCAGGCCCCCGCCCTTACTCTTCGGAAGCGTGATTTTCAACTCTGGATGAAGCGGCTCCGTCGCCATTTTCCGGAAACTAAGATTCGTTTTTTTGCCTCTGGTGAGTATGGATCCGAGACTTTGCGGCCGCATTATCATGCGATCTTATTTGGTCTACCAATTCACGATTTGGAGCCTTATGAAAAGTCCGGAAATTTTCAACTTTATACGTCAAAAGGTATTGCAAAAACATGGTCAAAGGTGTATAATAATAATGACCTCCGAGATATAAGCAAGGATAGTTATGCTCCCACAGAATGGGTGCTTCTCTGATCGTTGGTACTCTATACCTGACATTTGGGAAATACGATCCAACTTCTGGAAGAGGATGACCCGCCCCTACAGCTTGAAAAATCAAGGAGGAATTCCAATGAGAAACCTGAAGCGTGCTCTCAGCCTGGGCC